GAGGACTACGAAGAGGAGATAAAAAATCCTCTGTTGTGGTGTATGATATCGCAGATGACATAACATATTTAAGTAGAACAAACTTTACATATAGACATTTTAGGCAAAGACTAAATATATATGGACAAGAAAAACTTAACTATAAAGTAGAAAAGGTGCGACTAAATGAGTAGATATAATATTTTAAAAATGAATAATGGGGAAGATGTGATATGTAAAATTACTAAGACTACTGATTCTCATTATGTGATAACTGATGCTTTAAAGATGGAAGCGTTTTCTAAATTAACGAGTAAAGGTTTTATGGAGACTTTGGGTCTGTCTAGATGGTTGCAACCATTTACTGAAGAGACTATTCACGAGATACCTATAAAATCTGTATGTTTAAAACTTGATGCTTCTATAGGCCTTGGAAAATACTATACTGAGGTAGTAGATAAAATGCATAGTTCAAAATTAGAGCGCTGGGATGCTCCTACTGATGATGAACTTCGTGAGATAGAGAATGTAGAAGATCTAGATCAAATTTTTGATGAGATCAAAGATAAACTTAAATCTAGAACTGTTCACTAAAAAAAAGACTTGACATTGTAGTGTGTTTCGTGTAATATGGAACATAACTACATTGTTAAGGAGATATGACATGACACCTAATCCACACTATATAAACATGATTATTAACTTCAGCATCCTTGGTACGCTGATATATGTCGCATTACAAGTTTCATGAAGAAAGCAAAAGAAAAACCTCATTATGTAGATAACAAAAAGTTTCTACAAGCGATGAAGGAATATAAACAAGAATGTATTGATGCAGAAGAGACAGATGATGTTCCAGCAATATCTAATTATATTGGAGAATGTTTTCTAAAGATAGCGCAAGGATTATCTTATCGTCCAAACTTTATCAACTACACTTACAGAGATGAAATGATTGCAGATGGAATAGAAAACTGCTTACAGTATATTCATAACTTTAATCCAGAGAAATCTAAAAATCCTTTTGCATATTTTACACAGATAATCTACTATGCATTTCTTAGACGGATTGCAAAAGAAAAGAAACAATCACATGTAAAACATGAAATGATATCTAAGCAAGAGTATTTACCTTTTATTACACTTGATGGTGATACATCAGCATATAATGTTGGTGGGTTTGATCCAAATGTAATGGTGCCTGAAGAGGCAGTTTACAAACCAAAGAAGAAAAAGGAAGAACCTAATAAACGAAATGGATTGGAGAACTTTATGGATTTTGACGAATGAATTGTTGGCATTGTGGACATGAGTTGATTTGGGGTGGAGATCACGATATAGAATCAGAAACAGATGAACCAGCAGAAGAATATGATATGGTAACAAATCTTTCGTGTCCAAATTGTGATGCATATGTAGAAGTTTACCGAAAGAGAGATAATGAAGATAGCACTAATAACTGATACTCATTTCGGTGCTCGGAATGATAATATATTTTTTGATGAATACTTTTACAAGTTCTATGAAGGAGTATTTTTTCCTTACCTACAACAACATGGTATCAAGAATTGTATTCACTTAGGTGATGTTATGGACAGACGAAAGTTTGTTTCCTATAGAACAGCAAAAAATTTTAGAGAAAGATTTCTACTACCATTTAATACTTTAGAAATAAATTTACATATGTTAGTTGGTAATCACGATATCTATTTTAAGAATACAAATGACATAAACTCATTACAAGAGTTGATAGGACAAGAACAAAGAAGATTCAAAATCTATCCAGAGGCTGAAACTGTGGACTTTGATGGATTACCTATTCTTATGTTACCTTGGATAAATCCACAGAATGAAATATATTCTTTTGGTATGATTGATGAGACACCAGCAACTATCTGTATGTCGCATTTAGAACTGAAAGGTTTTGAAATGCATGGTGGACATGTGTCAGAAAATGGATATGATAAAAAAGACTTTAAAAAGTTTGACACAGTATTCTCTGGTCACTTTCATAAAAAGTCTGATGATGGACAAGTTTTTTATTTGGGTACACCATATCAAATGACATGGAGTGACTACGGATGTCCAAAAGGATTTCATATCTTTGACACAGAAACTAGAGAACTTACTAGGATAGAAAACAATCTTAATATATTTCAAAAAATATACTATGATGATTCTATGAGAGATTATGATGACCATGATTTTACACAGTATACAGAAAAGTATGTAAAACTGATTGTAGTAAATAAAAAAGATTTATATCAGTTTGACAAGTTCACAGAAAAATTATTGAAAGCAGATGCACATGATGTAAAGATTGTAGAGGACTTTTCAGAACTAAATGCAAACAATGTATCAGATGAAATAGTTGAGGGAACTCAAGACACTATGACAATATTAAATAGATACATAGAGGATTTACCTATAGACTTAAATAAGAAAAGACTAAAATATATCATGAAGTCACTTTATACAGAGGCACAAGATTTAGAACTATGAGAAGAATATTAGTTATGGGTTTATCTGGAAATGGTAAAACTTGGTTAGCGTCACGAATGAGTAAACTGTTGCACATCCCACATTGGGATGCTGATGTAGTTCGTGAGATATATAAAGATTGGGATTTTTCAGAGGGTGGTAGGATAAGACAAGCATATAGGATGAATAGTTTAGCATCTAAAGATAGTTTTAGTGTTAGTTCTTTTATTTGCCCTACTGAAGAACATAGAAGAATATTTGACCCAGAGATTATAATCTGGATGGATATAAACAAAGAAAGTGAGTATAAGGATACTGATAATATCTTTGAACCGCCAGAACATTATGATATAAGGATTACTAAATGGATTACAGAAGACCAACTGTCCAAATGCTTGGAAGGTATCAACCATGGCACGATGGACATACACAATTATTTAAACGAGCTCATAGAAAGACTGGCCAAGTTGCAATAATGGTTCGTGATACTGGAGAACAGTATCATAATAGAGATATGATAAAGATTAAACTTGGTAAAGAAGGATATGTCTATGGAGAAGATTATATTATCATGGATGTTCCTAACATTGTAAATATTACATATGGTAGAGATGTTGGATATAAAATTGAACAAGAAAAGTTTAGTGAAGAGATTGAAAGTATTAGTGCGACAGAGATTAGAGGAGTTCCAGTTTGATTGTATTTAAGAATGTAAAATGGAAAAACTTCTTATCCACTGGAAATACTGGTATAAGTATTGATTTAGATAATAGTTCCCAAACTCTTATTATTGGTGATAATGGTGCTGGTAAATCTACAATACTTGATGCGATGTGTTTTGGTTTGTTTGGTAAACCATTTAGAGTTATCAGTAAAAACCAACTTGTAAATTCTGTAAATAATACTGGAACTGAGGTTGAAGTTTCTTTTGCGATTGGAACAAAAGAGTACAGAGTTTTTAGAAGTATCAAACCTAATAAGTTTGAAATCTACTGTGACGATAGATTAGTCAATCAAGAAGCTCATTCTAGAGATTATCAAAAAGTATTAGAACAACAGATTCTAAAACTGAACTATAGTTCTTTTACACAAGTGGTAATACTTGGTAGTGCATCATGGGCTCCTTTCATGCAACTCAAGTCTGCAAAAAGAAGAGAAGTTGTTGAGGAGATATTAGATATTAAAATCTTCTCTCTCATGAATATGATTGTAAAGACACACATAAAGAATATCGTAGATGAGACTAGAGAAGTTTCACATAAGTTTGAGGTTACACAAACAGAATATGATTTGTCTAACAAGTATATTAACGAAAGTAAAAGTGAGAAAGCAAAACTTAGAACAGATAAAATACGACAGATAGAACAGAACGAAAAAGAGATTACAAGAAGAGAAGAAAATATAATACGAAAGAAAAATACTAAAGATGAGTATCTACAAAAGATTGCAGATGCAAATAAGATAGAAGAAAGACTTGCAAAGATGGTTGGTATTCGTGCAACTCTAGTTGAGAAACACAAGAACCATAGTAAGTCGGTTGACTTTTTCAAAGATAATAAAATATGTCCTACTTGTGCCCAGGAAATAAATCAAGAGTTCAAGGATAATATACTTTCTAGTAAACAAGGTGAACTTGATGAATTAGAAAAGGGTATGAAAGAACTTAAAACTGAAATGGAAAATGCTCAAACAAGACAAAAAGAAATAGATATGTATTCTAAAAAGATACGAGAACTGGATGTAGAAATATCATCAATAGGATATTCTAAATCAGAACTGGAAAAGTTCAATGTTAAATTAGAAACTGAACTAGAACAACTAGACAGTAAAGAAAAGTCAGCAGATGAATCTAAGTTAGAAGGTTTACAAACTAAACTAGAAGATTTAGATAAACAACAATCAACTCTAAAAGAAGATAGAGAGTATAACGAAGCTGCAAGACAGATGTTACAAGATACTGGTATCAAAACTAAGATTATTAAACAGTATCTACCAATCATGAATAAACTAATCAATGCATATCTACAATCTATGGAGTTCTATGTAAACTTTAATCTAGACGAAAACTTTACAGAGACAATTAAATCGAGATACAGAGATGCATTTAATTATGCTTCGTTTAGTGAAGGTGAAAAGATGCGAATAGATTTAGCACTTCTTTTTACATGGAGAGCGATTGCAAAGATGAAAAACTCAACTAATACTAATCTACTAATATTAGATGAGATATTTGACAGTTCACTTGATGGGCAAGGAACTGATGAGTTTCTAAAAATACTAGGAACTCTGGAAAACGAAAATGTGTTTATTATTTCACATAAACAAGATCAACTAGTGGATAAGTTCAGTAATGTCATCAAATTTGAAAAGTTTAGAAACTTTAGTCACATCAAAGTATAAGGTAATATATGCAGATCCGCCTTGGACATTTAAATCATACTCTAATAAAGGTGATGGACGGAATCCTAACCAGCATTATGATTGTATGTCTTTTAACGATATATGCAATCTCGGCGTTAGTTCTCTTGCCGATACTGATTGTGTATTGCTTATGTGGTGCATTGATCCTATGTTACCACAAGCATTACAAGTTATTGAATCGTGGGGGTTCAAATATAAAACAGTGGGTTTTACTTGGGCGAAACAAAATAAAAAGAGTATGGGCATGTTTACGGGCTTAGGGTATTGGACTCGTGGTAATCCAGAGATGTGTTTACTTGCCACGAAAGGAAGTCCTAAGAGACTTTCTAAATCTGTCAAACAATTAGTAATAAGCCCTAGAAGAGAACATTCTAGAAAGCCTGATGAGATTTATAATTATATTGAAGATTTACTTGATGGGCCATATGTTGAATTATTTGCAAGAACAAAAAGAAAAGGTTGGGATAGTTGGGGAAATCAGATAGACAAGTTTTAGTTGCAGTTGGTGACAGTTGGACAGATAAAAACTTTCAAAGTTCTGTCTATAAAGATGCAGACACCAATTGGCCCAAATGGCCTGAACATCTTGCTAAACATTTAGATATGGATGTAATAAATCTTGGTCAATCTGGTGCTGGTAATTTACAGATATTTTCAAAGGTAGTAGATGCAACACAACTAGAAAATATTGGTGGTGTTGTAGTTATGTGGAGTGAACCAGATAGAATAGATTTTGAAGTACATGGGGCCAAAGATTTAACTGGTTATAATAAAATAACGGACAGTGCTTTTTTCCACTGGAGTCCTAGACGATCTCTTGGTAATAAAAGACAAACACACATGCCATTAGAACAGCGTTATAGAACATTTTTTGATATGGGTCAAGTTCAAAGAACATTACAAAGATCACCAACAGATTTTGACCATCTTGCAGATGAAGTATTGAAGTTAGGTATGTGGCATATAGCAACCACATGGAAACTTACTTTTAGATATATGTTTGCCGTACAAAATTTATTAGAAAATTTAAAGATACCATATTTACAAATCCAAGGAACTAATCCATTTTTTGTTTGGATGAC